CTTCCCCGCCGGGACACACATGTACATCAACCACCAAACCGAAACCGAAGAATGGGAGAGGCCCGAAGGCGACCTCAACCAACTAGCCGGAGCACTAGCCACCCCCGCCACCATCAACCCAGAAACCGGGGCACTAGAAGCAACCGCCGAAATCTTCGAATCACACCGAAAATTCCTAGCCGACCGGGCACACATCATCGGCGTCAGCATCAACGGCGTTGCCAGCATCAACCCCGAAGGCGTAGTAGAAGCAATCCACAGCATCCGCTCCGTAGACTTCGTAACCCGCCCAGGCAGGGGGGGACGAATCGACCAAATCTTAGAACATCAGAAGGAGGAAGGCGAAATGCCCAAACCCCATGAACAACAGAACCCCGTGGAAGAAATCACAGGCACCAACGACACCCTGGAAAACAACGCCCCCGGTGAGGCCGTGGCCGGTGAAACGTCACCCGCCAGCGACGAAAACACCGCCGAGGCGGCAGCCGAAGCAGTAGAGCCGGAGCCGGGGCCGGTGGAGAATGACGGGTGCGCCGAATCGGCCCGTGAGTCCGCCGTGTCCGAGGCTGAGCGGCTGGCTGGTGAGAACCGTGCCTTGCGTGAGCGTATCGCAGTGTTGGAGGGTGAGGCGCGCCGCACCGTCGTTGAGTCTATCGTTCGTGAAGAGTTCCACGGCATCAACGCACCCCATGCGGTGAAAACCCTCACAGAGGCCGGGGCTGCGGACAAGAACCTAGACCCAGAGGCGTTCCGTGAAAGCGTCCGCGCCCATGCTGCAGAGTACCCGCGCGCCCCCTACGGCGCACCCGGCGTCTACGGCATCCCCGCCGGTGGTGGGGATACCGTCACTGAATCCGACATCATCGAAGCAATGAAAGGCTAAGAATCATGGCTAAAAACCTCGTCTACCCCCGCGCCGAACACATTAGCGTACCCTCCCCCGCCGACGTGAAGAGCGGCGACCCCGTAGTAGTCGGCACCAATGACGCCGGTTACGCCGGTGTGGCAATCATCGACGCAGCGAACGGCTACCCGGTAACCCTTGACCTTGTAGGCTCTTGGCTGATCCCCGTGAAGGAGAAGGTGAACGCGGGGCAGCGTGTGAACGTCGGCACCGACGGGAAGCTCACCACCGGGGCAGGCAAGAAATGGGGTGTCGCCCTGGAAGGCTCCGCAGCCCCCGGCGCCGACGCCCATGTGAAGCCGCTCGGCGCATTCTAAACCACCCCCGACAAGAAGAGAGAAAACTCATGAGCAAAGACTTTCTACACGCGGACAAAATCGCTGAGGCCGGTGTGCCCGGCGGTGATCGCATCATTGAGGCCGCACGCCTGTTCCGTGCAGGCATGACCGGCACCCCCTCCGCCCAGGCCCGCCTGAGCGAAGCCATGACCACTAGTGACTTCCCTACGCTCCTGGGGCAGGCCCTAGAAATCGACATGCTGCACACCTACAGGGATTATGTGCCGCAGTGGCAGGGTCTTGCGGACACCACAGAGGTGGCAGACTTCCGCCCTAAGACCCTCAAGGATTTGTTCGGCCCGGTAGATTACGAGCTGGTGGCGCAGGGTGAAGAGTACAAGGCCACGTCGCTGAGTGATACTAAGCACGAAATCAAGGTGCAGAAGTACGGTATCACCCTCCCCTTCACCTGGGAGATGCAGCTCAACCAGGAATGGGAACAGTTGGCGCGCATCCCCGACCGCCTGGCGAAGGGCGCGCGCAAGCGTGAAGACCGCGCCGTAATCGAGGCGTTCGTTGGCAGCACAGGCCCCCGCGCCAGTTTCTTCAAGGGCAAGGCCGCTGTTGCGGCTAAGCCGCTCACCATCGCTAACCTTTGGGAGGCGTACAAGTCCATCACCCAGCGGTTGAACAATGATGGTGAACCGGTAGACACTGGCAGCCTAGTGCTGGTAGTCCCCAAGACCCTTGAGGCTGATGCGCAGCGCATCCTCAACACCGAGCGGATCAAAACCACCGTGGGGGACACCACCACCGAAGAGAGCAACTACCTGCGCGGCGTGTTCACGCTCAAGGTTCTTGACGGCCTCACCGCCGTAGACAAGTCCACCAAGGCCGCGACCACCTGGTACGTGCTCCCCGGTGTGGGAACCACCAACCCCGCCCTGGTGAAAGCATCCTTGCGCGGGTACGCCGAGCCGGACATTCGTGTGAAGAACGATGCGGGCCGCAACGCAGCCGGTGGAGACATCGACCCGACCGCTGGTTCCTTCGACCGCGACGTAATTACTTACCGGGGCCGTCACGTCACCGGCGCAACCGCCGTATACAACACCGCCGTGTACGCATCTACCGGCGCATAAACGAAGGGATGGAGGGCCGCGCCCATGATAGATAGAGATATTAGCCGGGTGCGGCTCCTCATCGCCGACCTGCCAAGGGACGGGGAGGCGGGGTGCGGTACGGGCACCCTCCTCACCGACGTGCAGGTGGAAGACCTGCTAGACCTGTCCGGCGGGAACGTGAAGCGGGCCGCAGCCCGGGCGCTCCGCACCATCGCCACTAGCGAGGTGCTGCTGTCCAAGAAGATAACGCAGCAGGATTTATCGGTTGATGGCCCGGCGGTTGCGGCTGAGCTGAGGGCGCAGGCTGACGCGCTGGATGCTGAGGCGCAGCGTGACGAAGACCGGGCAGGTGGTGGTACTGGTGCGTTCTGGGAGGCGCTGGGTGGCCTGCACGGCTCGGCTATGAGTGAGGGCGCATCCCCCCGGGCCGCCACACCTCCCTATGGGGGTGGGTTTGGTTGGTACTAGCGAACAGCCGCGTGGTTCCGAGGGGGTGGGGTGCTAGGCAGGCCCCGGTTCTGCTGGGGTCTATGAATAGCACGTGCGCCCTATACTCCCCCGGGGCACCCGACAAAGATAACCCGCTGGATGGGCCGGGGGAGCCGCGCATAGAGTATGAGGGCATCCCCTGCCGTGTGCAAGAGCTAAACCTCTCCGGTAACACTCAGGATGCTACGGGGCAGCTTGACGCGGCCCGCCGCGAGTACCGGGTGAGCATACCGCTGCGGGTTGAGCGGCCCCGCGTCGGCTGGGTAGTGCGCATCACAGGGAGCGACGACCCGGGCACGGTAGGCCGCGAACTCACCGTGCGGCAGATACTCTACGGGTCGGAGCTGCCGTGCCGCGACCTGGTATGCACAGACCCGCTACAGGAAAACGGGAGGGTGCGTGACTAAAAGTATTGACATTACCGAGCTAGCCGCCATCAGCGCGAAACTAGCGGCGGTGAGGCCCCGCACCGAGCAGGTTATAGCGAAAGGTGCAGGGGATATTGCGGCGCAGGCGGCCGTGATAGCTCCCATCCGCACCGGGCACCTGCGGGCATCCATCAAACCCCGCCGGGTAAGCAGCGATGAGTACGCGATCACCGCCGGGGCAGCATACGCGGGCTTCGTTGAGTACGGCACCGTGCACATGCGGCCCCGCCCGTTCATGAGGCCCGCCACCGATGCGGTCATACCATCCGTAGAGAAGGCGCTGTTAGAGGTTGGGGGGAAGATTTTCTGATGCGAATCACGGAGATAATACAGGCGCTCACCGCCGCCCTAGACGGCATCCAAAACACCACAGTGTACGCGGGTACTATCCCCGCCGATGTGCCGCTCTACCGTGACGGCCGCACCCCCAAGCCCTACATCCTCCTGTGGGTCTCGCAGCCCACGGGGATTGACGCGATGCGGAGCGTAGCGGGGTGCGCCGACCGCGATTCACAGACCCTCACCATCCAGACAACCCTAGTAGGTGCCGATGTGAACACGGTCATGCACCTATCGGAAGAGGTGCGGGGCCGCCTCACCGGCCTCACTGTAGGCGGGCATGAGGTGAGGCCGGACGAGCCGCAGCAGCAGACCGCGTACACGGAATTTGACACAACGACGCCACCCGCCCGGGCATACGTCCCCCTGGTGTGGCGTCTCACAACACAATGAACGAAAGGTGAAAGCAGCATGGACGGATTCGTGCGTGTAGCCCACAGCGTGACCGGGCTGATCGTAGAGGTGCCCGAGCACTACCTGAAACTATTCCCCGGCCTGTACCGCGACCTGCCCTCAACCGAGGGGCGCGTGCAGCCGGTGACAGAAATAGACCCCAAGGCAACCAACAATGGAGGTAAGAACTAATGGCAGTCCCCCCGGGCCGCACCCTTGCAGGTGCTAAAACAAAGCTTGTTCTCATTCCCGCCGGCGGTATCAAAAACCCGGCTGCACCGACCATCACCGAGCTGAACGCGGGCAAGGACGCATCGTGCCGCCTGCTGAAGGACGGCACGCACGTTGGTGCGGCCGCATCCGAGACTATCGACGGCATGGCCGCCCTCTGTGAGGACTCCAACGCTAAGACGTTCGGCAAGGCCAACTTTGAGGGTAAGCTCGTACCGTTCCGCTGGTTCAACAAGGCGAAGCCGGGGCAGGCTGATCCGCAGGGCGACGAGATTTTTCAGATGCTCAAGACTAAGGGCACCGATATTTTCGTTGTCGTCCGCGTCTCCGCCAAGCCCTTCGATGCGCCGTTTGAGGCCGAAGACGAGATTAGCGTATACCAGGCCATCACCGACACCCCCCGCTACCCGGAGGGTGAGAACGGTAGCGAGGGTTACATCCGCGCCGAAGTCGATTTGGCTGTGAACAACGGTTGGCCGTTCATCGCGGCTAAAGCAGCCTAATAGTCCTGCCACCCGTGCGGTGGCTCCCCCCGCGCTCCACCATAGGCGGTGAGCGCGGCTCATACCCCTTGGCCGGGCCGGGTTTAGTGTGTGCCCCGGCCCGGCTGAGGGCACTTTAATCACACGCGAAACACACACGATAAGGACATGATTCATGGCTACCAAGAAGAAGACCCCCGCAACCACCGCACCGGCCCCGGCTGGGTTCAACCTCACCGACTGGATCACCGGCGGCACTGAGCACCGTCTCACCCGCACCGCCCTGCTGGCGCTGGACGCTAACGATGCTGAGCGCATCGCCGAACTGGAGGCCACTATTAAGCGGCTGTCCGGGCCGGAGGGTGCGGCCCCGGCCGGTACCGAGGCGCTGGGTGAGGTGAGCAACGCGGACAAGCTCACCGAGGCGCAGGACGAGCTGGAACACCTGCTAGGCACCGTGCAGACCGCCGAGGTAGTGGTTTACGGGCTGGTAGACACCGAAAGCGAACGCATCCGCGAAGAATACAAGGCCGCTGGCGGCACCGACGAGGGCATTAAGAATGATGATGTGCGGCTCTGGTACCGCATCCTAGCGGAGGCGGCGACACTGGAAGGGCACCGGCTCACCCCCACCGAATGGGAGGGCGTGCACGAGACTATCGGCGGGCAGTTCGTGCGGGTAATCGGCGCATACGTTGAGGCCGCTAACGCCGCCGTGGGCTTCGAGGTGTCGCCCCGGTTTCGTAGCTGACTGCCTCATTTGTGAGGAACACGCGGGTGGCCTGCTGGCGTTGCAGGCCGCCCGTGAATGGGGTGTAGCCCCGCATATCCTGCTTGGCGGTGAGGGGCCGTGGACTGACGCCGACCGTATCGCCGTGATGGGCCTCGCCCTGTATGAGCGTGAGCTGTGCAAGGAGTGCGGGCGGCACACCAGTATTTGCCGCAACCCGAAGTTCTCCGGCTGGTTCGAGGTGGAGCAGGAGACTTGTTATGCGAAGGCTGCGGTTGATCGTGTGACTAGTGGGAAGAATTTCCGGCCGGAGCCGGGGCGGATTATGTTCCCGGTGCTTGAGGATTTGCGGGATGATCCCGCGTTTGTACCTGACGATGTTGTTTAGATGATTTGGAGATGTGTTTATGGCTGCTGAGCAGAAGGTTACGGTACGCCTACGCGCTGATGTGAAGCAATTCACTGAGGGTATGCGGCAGGCCGGTAAAATAGCGAAAGACGCTGCCAAGAACACCGAAAAATCATTCAGAAACACCGAAAAATCCACGCGCCAAGCAGGGGCCGCCGCCGCTAAATCCATGCGCGGCATAGGCACCGAAGCACGCAAAACCGCCACCACCTCCGAAAAAGCACTGCGCGGCATCGGCACCACCTCACGCCGCTCAGCATCCGAAGCAGCTAACGCCATGAAACGCATGGGCGAAATAGCTAAGGGTGCGGGGGCGCAGGCGCAGAGGGCCGCGAACGTGCGCGGCGGCACCGGTGACCTCGGCGCACCCTGGCGGCGCCTAGCGGCAGACCAGCGGGCCGCCGTAGCATCATCGCGCGCAGCCTCAGCAGAGGTGCAGGCCGCCGTGGTAGCGGCAGGGCACGCCCGCGCCGGGGGCGGCGCATTCACCGCCGTATCAGCCGGTGCAGCAGCGGCTTCACGCGACGCCTCTAAATCACTATCCGGTATCGGCATAGCAGCGGCGGCGGCAGGTAAGCACGCCGGTGACGGGATGCAGCAGGGTATGCGCACCGTCACCCGCTCAGCCCGCGACGCCGCAACGCAGACAGTGCGCGCCCACGAAGCCGCCGCCGTAGCAGCCGTAGCAGCTTCACGCCGCGCCGCTCAGCAGACAAGCGGCCTCACCGGGCAGCAGTCAGCAAAATCAGCACGCGCCGCAGCAGCCGAATCACAGGCCGCGATACGATCCACAGCAGCAGTAGCCGCAGCGGCCGCACTCACTAGCGCAACCAGCATACGGGCCGCGCAGCAGGGGACAGTGCGGGCCATCGCCGAGACATCACGGGCGGGGCAGGCAGCAAACGCGGCCCTGTTCGCTAACCGTGCGGCGCAGGCCCGACAGTCCGGGGCGCAAGTAGTCCAAGCCTATAGGGACACGGCGGCACAGTCCTATGGTGTTTTCTCCGGTATGACGCGGGCGGAGAAAGCGGCGCGGCGCGAATCAGCTAGGGCCGCTATAGACTACGCGGGCGGTATCACTACCGCTATGGAGCGGGCCTCCCTCAACTCGCAGAACGCCTACAGCGGCCTTGCGTCTTCCGTCGGGGCGTCTTTCAAATCGGCGGCTGTGAGCGCCCGCGACCACATCCTGAGCATCGGCCCCGTAAACAAGCTCGTCTACTCCGAGATGGCGGTGAATGCGCGGGCCGGGGCCGCCGCCACCGCATCATCGGTGCAGACCTACGCCACCGCCGCCCGCAACACCTACGCGCAGATGCGGGAAAACAGCCGCCAGGCTGAGGCGTCTTCGCAGTCACTCACCCGCTCTATCCTGGGCAACCGTGACGCAATGGATAAGCTCGCCTCTGGTAGCGCTATCGCCGGGGCCGGGCTGCTAGCCGCGTTTGCTCTACCGGTGAAGGCTTTCGCAGATTTTGATGCGGCAATGTCCGGCGTGCAGGCCGCGACACACGAGACGGCCTCGAACATGAACCTGCTCCGTGAGGCCGCGATCAAGGCGGGTGCCGACACCAAATATTCCGGCACGGAGGCGGCCAACGGCATCACGGAGCTTGCTAAGGCCGGTGTGGAAACATCGGACATCCTGAACGGCGGCCTGGACGGTGCCCTGTCCCTTGCAGCGGCTGGTGAGCTTCGTGTCGGTGACGCCGCCGAACTGGCGGCTACCGCCCTCACGCAGTTCAAGCTTAAGGGTAGCGACCTGGGGCACGTAGCGGATTTGCTTGCGGCCGGTGCAGGTAAAGCCCAGGGCAGCGTCGGCGATCTTGGTTACGCGCTCAAGCAGTCCGGCTTGGTGGCAGCACAGACAGGGTTCAGCATCGAAGAAACTGTTGGTGCGCTGGCGGCGTTCGCATCGGCGGGCCTTATCGGCTCTGACGCGGGCACATCGTTCAAGGTCATGCTGCAGAAGCTTCAAAACCCGTCCAAGGAGACGGCGGAGACGATGGGCGAGCTGGGCCTGAGCTTGTACGATAACCAGGGTAAGGTCAAGAAGCTATCGGTGTTCGCGGGCGAGCTGAAAGCCGCGTTGAAGGGCATGACGGCTGAGCAGCGTGACGCTACGCTGGCGCAGATTTTCGGTTCTGACGCTGTGCGTGCCGCCGCCGTGCTCTATGAGCAGGGGCAAGACGGTATCCAGGGGTGGATTGATAAGGTCAATGACTCTGGTTACGCGGCCGAGACAGCGGCTATCGCGCAGAACAACCTTAAGGGCGACCTTGAGAAGCTGGGCGGGTCTATCGAGACGCTTTTCATCAAGTCCGGTTCTGGTGTGGCTGACGCTCTACGCCCGGCCGTGCAATGGCTGAATAAGCTCGTTGATGGTCTTTCGCATGTAGATTCGGGTACGCTCACAACGGTTCTCACCATTGGGGGTATCACTGGTGCGCTGCTGCTGGCTGTGGCTGGTGCCGCGAAGTTCGTTACTATGGTGCACGCTACACGCACGGCGCTAGTTGAGCTAGGTTTAGCCGGGCGCAGCGCCTCAGCCGGTGTAGCCGCATCTAACGCCCAGATGGAGGCGGGAGCCGCAAGCGGTGGTAAATTCTCCGGTGTGGTAGGGAAGCTGGCCCGTGGATTCGGCTACCTCTCCCTAGCTGTAGCTGGTGCTGAGGCGATAGCTACACCTTTCAAGAACCTTAACGCGCAGACACCGGGCGTGGAGAAAATGACTAACGCCCTATCTGAGAGCGGCGGCGAAATGAACCGCATCAACGACATTTTCAAAAACGCGGAGTTCACCAACGGGCGCGGCAGGTGGGCCATGCACGGCACCGAAGAAGGCATCAACGGCATCAACGACGCACTGAAACGCCTCAGTAACCAAACCGCGTTCGACGGGTTTAACGGCATGGTGAACAACATCGTCGGCTCTAAAGGTTCGTTCGATCTGCTCAAGGATAGTGTGTTGCAGGTGGACGAGGCGTTGGCGAAGATGTACGGTGAGAATCCGCAGCGCGCCACCGCGCTCTTCAAGCAGATAGCGGACGAGGCGGAGCATTCGGGTGTGAGCGTCAGCAAGATAACCGAGCTTTTCCCGAAGCTTGGGCAGGCTGTCACCGACTACGCCAATAAATTGGGTGTAGCGCTCACCGATGAAGAGAAATTCCAAGCGATGAAGGGTCAGCTGCCCGAGAAGCTGCAAAAGGCCGGGGCATCCCAGGAAGAGCTGAACAAGAAAATCAAGGAGGGAACGGCCGCTACCAGTGAAGCCACGGACGCTATCGGTGAGAACACTAAGAAGCTGGACGAGAACGGCGAAGTGGTAGAAAAGGTTGAGTCCCTGCTATCTGATTTTGCTAAGGCATTCGATTACCTCGGCAAGGGCTTCCGATCCTACAACGATTCGATGGGTTCATACTATGAGTCGCTTGAGAAGCTGGCGGAGGCTTTCAAGAAGGGTAAGACCGCTTCCTATGATCTTGGTTACGGTTTCGATAACGCTTCGAAGAGCGGCCGTGAGCTGAACAAGCTTTTCGGGTCTGTCGCTAACGAAACGAACAAGGTTGCTGTGGCGGCTTCTAACGCGGGTAAATCGCAGGAAGAGATTCGTGCGATTTATGAGCGAGGGTACCAAACGATTCGAAAATATGGGTACCAGGCGGGGTTGTCGTCTGAGCAGGTTGAGGACTTGGCGCGTGCTGCGTTCGGCCTGCAAGACAAGAACATTAGCATCAGCACGTTCATGGATGATAACGCCCGGGCGGTGGCTAACCGCACCGCTAAAGAGGTGAACGGCATCCCTAACCAGGTGCATGTTGCGGGCGGCACTATCGGTTTCGACCAGGCTACGGGCAAGGCAACGCAGCTGCGTGACGCCCTGGGTAATATTCCTGGGCAGAAGAACGTGAACGTGCAGGCGCAGGGTATCGAGGAGACTACTAGCGGTTTCAGTGAGGTTGCTAAGTGGCTTGAATCTATGCCCGGCAACAAGGAAATTGAGATTGATGCGACGGGCACGTTTGATGCGTCCTCAGCTATCCAGAGTGTGGGTGACGCGGTGAATGCTGTCCCCGGTTCGCACAACACCGATATGACGGCCACCACGGGTAATTTTGATTCTGCTGCGGCGATAACCGCCGAGTCTGTGCGGAACCTCCCGAAGTCGCACAACACCGACATGCGGGGTGACGCATCGAATGTGAACCGTGCAGCATCGCAGGCGTCAGACTCCGTAGGTAAGGTTCCCGATAGGCATAACACTGAGCTGAACGTCGTCGGCCTCGGCGGGTTCGTAGGCAGTGTCCGCCGCGCTATCGACTGGGTGTTTTCAATCCCTACCGTCCGCGAAACAACACTGCGGATCAGGAACATTACCGAGAATATCACTCACAAGATCGAGACCTACCGTAAGAAGTTTTTTGGGTTTGCCTCCGGCGGGCATGTGGGTGACACGATGCGCGGCTTTGCCTCCGGCGGTCTGATTAGCGGCCGCCCCCCTGCAGCCCCGCACGTTGATAACCGGCGGGCGGTGGTTGAGGATACGGGCGAGCCTATCCGTGTGCGCTCCGGCGAGTTCATTATGAACGAGCGGGCTACGCGGCGTAACCGGCCGCTGCTTGAGTTCCTGAACGCCGGGGGTAACCCACGTTCGGTGCGCGGCTTCGCCTTTGGTGGTTCGCCCGCACCGGTGGGGTTCGCTCCCGCACCCGACGCTAACCTGCGGATTGGGGAGCAGATAGCGGCAGCGTTGAGTGAGTGGAAGCCGGTAGTTGAAATATCGGGTACGAAATTCTACGGCGTTATGGCTGAGTCGCGTACCCGCGCACGCCGGTAAAGATAAGAGGAAATGAAGGAAAGGAGGGGCGGCGCATGTCTAGGATGTGGATAGGGCGGCCCGCAACAATGGTTTCCGTAAAAGGGTACTCAGAGGTGACAACCACCCGAACACTGGTGAACCGGATCGACACAGACCCGCTCACGGGTGTGCGCCGAACCTCCTTCTACGGGCCTCCCCGCAGTATGCGTGAGATGCGCTGCACCTGGCGGGCTGAGGGTGAGCAGCTCGGGATGATTGAGGGGTTACTAAACCTGTCCATGCTCGGCGGGTCACTAGTCGGCCCCGCTACCCCGCTCACGGTCATACCGGCCGGGGCGGAGCATATCAACGTCATGCCCCCGCGCACCTCACTGCTGCTGGACGTTTACGGGGCGGTGTATTCCCCAATGATGGTTGATTCGGGTGGGCACGGCATCATATGGCCCGGCGGCACATCGGTGACAACCCCGACGTTTGTTAGGCAGGACATTCCGTTTCCGTGGGGCGGTGAGGTGGTGAACATCTCGTGTGTGCTAGAGGATGACTCATACCTGCGCATCTGGTGGGGCGGCGGCCGCGCCGGACAATTCGGTGTAACCACCGTGGAAGGGCCGGGTAAGGGCGCGGGCGTGCACCGTAGGGAAGCCTACGTGCTAGTCCCCAAAGCCTGCACCCTCTACGGCGTACAGTTGAGCGGGACAGGCACCTGCGCATCAATGGTGCTAGGGCGCGAAAAGAAGCCCTGGACGGTAGGCGAAACGCTAATGGGCGGCATCGTGGATGATTACGAGGTGAAGCCGCTCTACCGGGGCGGCAACAAGAACATTTCAGAGATCACATGCACGATCAAGGAGACAGGGAGCGGTAGCTAATGGGTGCTGAGAATCCGGGGCCTACCCCGATTTGGGGGATGCAGGCCAGTAAGTCGTATGTGCGGGAAAAGGGTGTGCGCATCATCTACGCCCGCATCTATGTTGGCGGCTCCGATGAAGGTATGCACCAGGTGGAGATTTCTTCCGCGATGTCGGGTGACCTGCCTGGCCGTCTAGCTATCACCTCCGGGTTCAACCAGTCCACGGGCACTATCACGTGGCAGATGACTGATGCGACACCGAACCTTTGGACGGGGTTTTCTGGTGGGCTGCGTGTCCCGAAAATCGGTGAGCGCATCGAAATTGACATGTCTCTTTCCCCGTCGGATATACCCGGCCCTAATAAGTGGGTGAGGGTCTTCACGGGCCGTGTGGATTTTAATAAGGTTCAGGACGGTAACCAGCTAGTCACCCACATTGTGGATGACTGGGACAAGTTCGGTAAGGGTGTGGATGTTCTGCCGCTGCTGCGGCACATGCCCGGCCGTAAGAACAGCGATTTTAAGACTTTCACACCCGGCTGCTCTATCAACTGGGTTGTGTGGGATGTTCTGGATCAGTGCGGTTACGCGGTGTCCCCGGCGTCTAAGGTTCCTCTCGGTCATGATAAGCGTGTGGTGATGCACGCACCCTTGCAGGGCACTATGTGGACTGCCCACGAGAGGGGTAAAGGCGCGTGCGTGAAAGCGGGGCCTACCGAGGAAGTATACGATGCCTCACCTTCCTTTGCGTACCATGATAGCGGCGAATGCTACCTTTTCAAGGGCTGGGGGATCTATGAGAACTGGGCAGAGAACCGGAACCTGCGGGGAACGCAGCCGATCATGGTTAGGTTCCGTGTGGGCGCCGGGCACACCGGTAAATTCACGCTCAAGCTGACGGTGGGCGGTAAGAAGGTCGCTATCACCCTTGAGGGGAATAAGAGGCTGTCTGTGCACCCCGGGAATAATCCGCAGTATGGGGATTTTCTGGTGCCGAAAGATGGCGTCGTGGAGTTCCTGATGCATGTGAACGGCCGCTGGGAGACGCGGCTAGGGGTTGAGGGTACGCCCGGCCCTAGCGGCGTACATGAAAGGTGGTGGGGGCCAAACAGTGAGGTCGGTAACTGTGAGATTATCGCCGAGCTAGGGTGTGAAATATCCGATGTTCTGGTGGCTATGGAGCCGCTGCCGCTATCGGGTAGGAAGCAGGCGCATGTGCGCATCCCCGACTACCTGAATAACCCTTACTGGACGCCTTCGGTGAGGAGCCGTAAGGCGTCTGAGTTCCTTGAAGAATTGGGTGAACTGATTCACTGCGCGATGTGGCTTGACTCTGCGGGCGAGTTCCATTTCAAACACGGCACGATGCTGCGTGAAGCCGCCGAGAAGGGCGTTATCTCCGCCGATGATGTGGTGGACTACACGCTACGGCAGGACATTTTGCGCTCCGGGTCTGCGGTGCGGGTGAAAAGCAAAATCACCTGGATTTCTAACATGGGTGAGGTTGGGAAGATTCACCGCGCCACACTCTGGCAGGGCACCGGGCAGTCCATCCTGGGCAATGAGGTTGTTGAAGAGTTTATCGGCCCGGACGAGAACGAAGACTGGTTCGAGCTGGACGACGACATTATGTGGAACCTGCATAATTTCTTCAACACACCCATATCCCAGCACGGGAACGGGTGGAAGCGTGAGATAGAGAAAATCTACTACGGCTCCTGCTATTTCACTATCGGACAGAACGGGTACACGGGCTATATTGCCGCCCCGAGGATTGAGCGGCTCGCCTGGTGGCGGTGGAAGCTCACGATTGATAACAAAGCAGTGTTCGGGAACGGCGGAGAATCCTCACGATCCACAATGCAGTTCCCCGTGAACAACCGCACCATGCCAGGCACCTATGAAGACATGTGGGGCGAAAAAATGCCGATCATACGCGGCGGCGCTAAGGCGAAAGCTAAAGATGATGGTGACGCCGTTGTTCTCGGGCCGCTGCGTGAGGCACCGGAGCTTGAGATAGACGCCGGTATTTGGGCGGGCAGCCGCGAACGTGCGCTTGAGCTTGCTAAGGATGTGGCCGCGTGGCTATCAGATTCTAAAGCAGTTTATTCAGACTCTATAAACGTGAATTTCGACCCCGGTTACCGTGTGGGCGATGTATACCGGTGGGAGGTGCCGGGTCTTAGTACCCGCGTTTATTGTCTCGTCCTGGGTGTTGAGCACCGCCCGGGGGAGGATCGCACCGAGCTTACGGTGCGCACTTACATGCAGTTAGAGTAGGAGAATTTGTATGGCTGAGTACTGTACGGTGACAGCTAATTTTTTGACGATGCAGGAGCGGGGGGGTGCCCCGGTTCCTGTGTCTGGGCGTGTGGAGTTCACGCCGACCGCGCACGCTTTTAGTGGTGACGCGGTGTTTACGCAGGCGGCCCGCACCGGGTACGTTGTGGGCGGCGTGCTTTATGATTCGCCTGACGCAACCACCGCTGGTGTGCGGCTTGTCGCCCCGTCCCCTGGCGTGTCGCCAGAGCGGTTCGGGTACAAGGTTACCGCGCATTTGCGTGATGGTGAGGGCCGCCCGGCCCCTTACCCGTGCGGGTTTATCCACCCTACGGCTGGGGGTTTGCTGAATCTTGCTGAGCAGGCGCCGGTACCTGATCCGGGTTCGCCGTCTGGGTGGTCTGTGCGTGGGCCGCGTGGTGAGGTGGGGCCGCCGGGTGTGCAGGGTGAGCGTGGTTTGCCTGGGCCGCAGGGAGACCCGGGGCCTCCCGGCCCGCCTGGTGCCCCGGGTGCGCCGGGCCGTGATGGCGGGGCGTTTGATGATTCAAAGATTCTGCGGCGTCTTGATGCTCTTGAGGCTGCGCCGAAGCAGGCGGTGCCCGCTAAATCGGGTTACAGTGTGAGCGTGATTGACGCACCATATGGTGCAGACCCTACGGGTAAGGCTGATGCTACGGCGGCGATCCAGGCGGCGGTTGATGCTGTGTATGCTGCTGGTGGGGGGGCTGTACGCATCCCAGCCGGTAAATATGTCGTCAGCTACCCGTTCATCAAGCTCAAGGGGTTTGTGCAGGTTATCGGCGATGGTGACGGCACCCAAATCCTAGCATCAGACGGCACGCCTATCACGGAGAAGACAGGGGTTTTCCATACCGGTACGTGGAATGAGCGTGCCTTAGACCCCGACCTGATTCATTTCGGTGTGTCTAGCGTGTGGATTCGCGCCCACCGGACGGGCCGTAACCACCAGCCCGCCATCGCAAACCTGTGCGGCGTGCTACTAAACACTGATCTTGGGGATTCCCCTGCTGAGCCGGACGCCGCACCGACCATGAATAATGTGAAGGTCTGGGATATGGAGACGGGCGCGGCGATCCTTGGCCGCGACGACCAGGCAATGGACGTGTGGAACCTCAAGATACGCAACACGCTGCAGGCCGGGCTTGTTGTGGGTAAACCTGATGGGCACCCCGAGCTGGTGGCGAAGGTTGCGGGCGGGAACGGCGGCGCCGATAACCAGTTCTTCGGGCTGAATGTCGGCGGTGCGAATCAGTCACAGGGTGGTTACGCCGGTGTTGAGGTGTATACGTCTCAGTGCACTTTCGTTCATTCCCGTGTGTGGTTTACGCACCGCGCCGCTTCGTGGCAGCAGATATACGCCCTGCCTGTGGCTTCGGCTGATGGCACTGATATTACTGCTGGCGCGCCGCAGGGTGAGAACCGGGCCGCGCAGAAAGACGGCTCGGGATGGTTCATCAAGGGAACTAAATGTATCTTCACGGGCTGTTTGGCGCAGGAGAACGGTGGGCACGGGTTCCTTGTTTATTGGGGGCAGAATCAGCTCACGAATTGCCGCGCCGAATCTTCCTCTTACCGTGACACGGTTCACGGGTCTGCTCGTGAGGGTGACGCCGCCGATTTCTATATTGCGAACGGCGGGGCCGATGGCACTATTATCACCGGCTGCATTTCGCAGAAGGTTGGGGGGCGCGGCACCGGCGCCCGCTGGGCTTTCTATGTTGAAACCTGGTTTAGGGGCCTCACGATCACCGGGTGTGCAGCTAAGGATGTTGCAGGCCCGGCCGGGTCTGAGACTGGGCCGGTGCGGTGGCGATCCCCGCAGGGCGATAACGTCTATATCCAGGTGGATACGGTGTTTTTCACTACCCGTAAGGCTGGCGCTGGGTTGCAGGGGCCGAAAGGCGACCCTGGGCCGAAGGGCGCGGACGGGGTAGGGGTGCCGCAGAAGCTTTCTATCGCCGGGAGTGAGCTTACGCTCTCACCTGATGGGGGTACGGTAACCTTGCCTTCTACTGATTTATCTTCTCTTGTTTCTAGGGCTGATGCGCTTGCCCGCCGGGTAGAGGCCCTGGAAGCACGCCCGCAAGGCGGCGGCGGTGGCGGGGCTGTGATGAAGCCTCGTAAGCGGTACGGTCTGACGTGGGAGGCAAGGGACACGACAAACGTGAACGGCAATGGCAATAATGCACTATTGCGTCATTTCCTAGAGTTTGACCCAAATACGGGGCTAGGGATAGTGCATTTGGATTTCACAATACAGGCCGGGAAAATTCCGAGCGGATCCCTGTTCTCCATCCCTGACACGGGGCCGGTGGCATCATCTCTGGTTGAGATGCAGTCAGTAACACCAGGCGGCGGCGGCATTTGGATAGAAAAAGGTAGCCGTCAGGTACAGACTGACAGGATAAGCACCCCAGGGCGCTACATCCTGAACATTGTCGGATTTTTTGAGGAGAAATAATGAGTAAATATGAGGGGCCTTTCTGGCTCGTGGAAGCTAAGCCAGGTAATACGGCTCCGCCCGTGTCTGATACTGCTGCTGATCGCGGTTACCACGTCGTGCATAGTGATGTGGAGCCTGAGCCTGCCAAGGATGGGCAGCAGTGATCCCAGGGACAGCGTATGAGGGGTGATGATGGGCACTAACATTCCACCCGATTTCTGGGTTGCGCTCATGGACGTTCTCAAGGCGGCTGCCACTCTTTCGGCGGCCGCTTTCGTGTCATGGGCTGCCGTGAAGCTTAAGGATGTGCGGGCGGGGCTGCACCGTGTTGAGCACCAGGTGAAGAACCATCATCAGACGAATCTGCGTGATGATATTGACCGGAACCAGGCGGCGACCGCTAAGGGTATTGCCGATGTTATCACGCAGCTTGCGGAGATTCGCAAGGAGCAGGAGAAGACGGCGGCCATGTTGAACCTTGGCCTGTCTGAACATGCTGATATGCGCAAGGATATTGGCGGCATCCGTGGTGATATACGGCATGCGCGTGAGCTGGCTGACGCCGTGGATGCTCGGGTGCGGTCTTTGGAGGCGCGCCAGGGTTAGGGCTGGTATGCGGTTTCGGGGTCGATTTCTTCGCCGCCTACCGCGTTTTTGAATGCTAGTCCTTCGCGGGTGCAGTGTTCATCGGGTGCATGGTATACGTCGGTGATGCTGCATGCGTGTTCGTAGATTGCGCGGGCGATTCCTTCGCCGCGTCGGTTTTCGTTTACCTCTATTTGCATGATTTGTCCGGTGTTGATGTCTAGGTACATTTCGCCGATTAGTTGGCCGTTTTCGTGGGCTTCGAAGATGTTCATGATTTCGGTTTCTTCGTAGTAGGTGCCTTGGCGGTTGGTGATTTCCATTTTGGTTTTCCTTTCGTTCCCTATATCTAATACTATACGCCTTGTATAGTTTGGATACAAGCCAAGATACCAATAAAACCAAGTGAACTATCACACAAAAGGAGGTGGGGGCTATGGACTACAAATTCCTAACGCAGTACAACGCACTGCGTTTCACACCAAACGCGCTAGTCACATCCGCATTCGGATTCCCGCGCATCATAACCAACATCACCCTGCACTGGTGGGGCCGCCCAGAATGGCAGCAGACATTCGAGAGCGTCGTGCGCTTCTTCTGCGAGCTAAACAGCACGCAGACTAGCGCGCACGAGGTCATCTCAGATGGCGTTGTGGCGTGCCTCGTAGACCACTCAAACGCCGCGTGGGCGAACGGCAACGCCAAAGGCAACGCGCAGTCAATCACCCTGGAATGCAACCCGCGCATGTCTGCGGGCGATTTCGAGACAGTCTGTGAGCGAGTCGCCGATATTTGGATTATGTACGATCAAATCCTGCTCGTTACGGAGCACCGTGACTGGTTCGCTACGGAGTGCTGCGGCACCTACCGTAAGGGCGAGGTTGCGGCGCGCGCCCTGCAAATCTATGAGTCGAAAAAGGGCGGTAAGACCGCTATCACTAAGGTTGCCGAGAAGGCGACCCAACCCAAGGGAAAGGACGATAAAAGCATGGCTGACGCTATTAGCGAGCTGCGGGACAGCTGGGCACCCGGTATCGAGCACGTGCGCCATCACGGCGCTAACTGGATGGCTCTACAGAATGTGAGCCGCCAGACTCAGGAGCTTAAGGACACCTGGACGCCGGGCATCCCGAACGTAAAGTTTGAGGGTTCCGCATATAAGCTGCTCCGTGAGAATTTGGAGGCGCAGCGCGAGACTAACGTGCTGTTGAAGCAGCTTATCGCAGCCCAGACTAGCAAGGTAGGAGAGTAAAAATATTATGGATGCAAAGCGTAAAGTTGGCCCCGTCACTGCGGCCGCAGGTGTAGGTACCGCCGTCGCCGGTAGCCTCACCGTCATTACCGGATACATTCTTAGCCGCTACGGTATTGAGCTGCCTGCTGATGTGTCGAATGCGGTGTTTATCCTGATTTCTACGGTGGGTACTATCATCGGCGGGTTTTTGATCCGTGGTGAGAAGCCGACCTTTGAGGGGTTGATGGAGGCGGCCGCCCGTGGGGTGACCGGTGTAGACCCTAAGAGCGCGGGGGCGCAGGGTGAGACTAATTACCCGGCTGCCCCGGTGAATGATTTTGAGATTCCGCGTGAGACTTACGAGCCGCGCCACGCGGAGAGCGCCTAGCCGGTAGTGTGATTGTGGCCCCGCCCGCGCCCCTGTTTTGTGGGGGTGCGGGCGGGGCCGCTCTCTCTTTTTTTATGCCGTGTGGTGGGTGAGCACCCATTCGGTCATGCTGTCTGTCTGGGTGGGTAGTGTTTCGCGGGCGGGTAGCGCCGCGATTAGGGGCGTGATGCTGTGCGCGGGGGTGTACACGTTTGGCGTGCTCATTCTTCCCACCTTTCCGTTTCCTTTGCTGTTGTTCCTATGCCCCCTATGGGGCTGGGTATTATTCTTTTACGATGTGTACCGATGGGCGGGATTCTACCGGTGCGCCGTCCGGGCCGCGCATATGAGCCGCAACATATGTGGGGCGTATACGCTGGTTGCCCGGCCCGTAGTGCTGCATTCGCCAGTACCCGCGCACTTCTACGCGGTGGCCCATGCCGCGCCGTGACGCTCCCGCCCCGTTACCGTGGGGGCGTTCACGCACGTACACGGCGTTGATAGCGCGGGTGTCACGCGCCGCACCTGTTGCCTTGTCCCCTTGGGTGCCCGGCCGGTACGGGCGTATATCGCCGATTGAGGGTTCACGCGCTACCGTCCATGTTGTGACTAGTAGGCGGGATAGCCGGGCGTGCAGGCCCGTGTTGCCTTCCACTTCGCGCCATGTGTGCCCGCGTGAGGTGCCTAGCAGCATGTAGAGGTCTTCGCGTACCCATGCGGCGCCCACAATTTGGATTGTTGCGGGGGTGGATACCATGAATGGTGATGCGTCGCTGATGCTGTCGGGCGCGTCACCCCACGGGGCTACCTGGTCTGTCCCGCCGTCCCATACGATTACCCCGGCGTCAGATGGCATATGCTCCATGTGGGGCATGTAGTGCAGGGGGAACTCTGGCGCGGTGCTTATTACTGTTTCGGTCATGCCCTTGTGTACCCACCATAGGGCGCCGTCTTCTATGCCTGCACGGTGTGTCCGGTATTTGGCTATGTGCCAGACCCCTTGTGTGCATGTGCTGATCGCCGTCTCAATGTGCCATATTAGCTCCTTTTTGATGGTGGGCATGTCACGGGCGCCGTATGATGCGCTACGCATTCTCTTTGCTCTTTTTCTTGTACGGGCCGCGTGGCTTGGGGTGTTTCGCGCGCCAGGCGTCGATTGTCTCGGGGAGCCATAGGGGGGTGCCGTTCGCACCCCATGCGTCATTATCCAAAGGGTGCACAGCCAGCAGCTTGTATACTGCGTCGCGGGTTACGCCGAGGCGCCGCGCAACATCGCTGGGGCCGAGGTAGCTAGGTTTCTTTGTCATTCCTCTTTATCCTCTCTATACTTATTTTCATAAGTTGTTGTTTCCCGCTTGGTATGCGGGTAGGGGCGCCGCCGCGTGATGTTCATGGGCGGCACCCCTCCTTTTTTCTATTCGGCTGGTTTGACTTCTACCCACCATTGGTTGCCGTGGTGGCTTACGCTTTCTTCGCTGCGGGTGATGTAGGCGGCTACCCCCTCAACCGTTAGCGGCATAGGCTCGGTGTGCAGCACTACATATGTTCCTTCGTCGTCGTCCCACCAGGTTTCTAGCTCGTGTGAGCTTAGCTTTTCACGTACATGCTGTTGTACCTCGGGGAGGTCGATGAACCATTCATAGGCACCTTCGGGGGTGTCATGCAGTTCACCCTCTTCAATGTGGCGTGAGTAGTCTCCGATGCGGTCGTTGTATGCCCAGTGCACTAGTTCCCGTAGTGATCCGGTACGTTCTGCGGTGGTTTTCCCGTTTTCGATTACGCGGGCGGTGTACTGTTTTTCCATTGTGCTGTTCCTTTCTGGGTGCCCCGCCCGTGGTGGGCGGGGCGTTGGGTTGAGCTGGTTTTTATATCTACCAAGGTATCTGAATACGTACAATGTCTTCGCGAGTGAGGCCGAAACGGTCTAACAGCTCATCCTCGCACCGCTCATACGGTTCTGATTCGTCTGCGCGGTCACCGTTTTTCCCGTCATCGAATGCGGACATATCGTCGAGGTCTTGGTTTCCGAAGACGAAACCGAGACTGTCGAAATCATCCAGGTCTTCGGGCCATGACACTAAGAGTTTGGCAATATAGGTTTGCCCCTCTAGTTCCCACTCGATCATTGCTTTAGCCCCAGCGTTGAGGTATTCCCTGAGGGTATTTTTTGCGTCTTCATAGCTCACGCCTTCTTCGAAGCGGGCGGTGAAGTCCTGCATTTGCTGGTTCTCTTCGTCTTCGTGCTCGTCGGTAGCGATGAGCGATTTTATATATTCCTCATCTTTGAGCAGTTCAATGAGGGTAGAGGCGTATGTCTTGGTGAGGTGACTTAGCCGCTGATTGCGGGTTGCCCGGTGATCATGGGCTTTGTCTGAGGCTGACCCGGTTTTGCGGATTGCCTGGCTAAACTGCTCATCGGTGAGGTTTTTAGCAAGGGATTCGATGTACCGGCGCTGTGCTTCTGTGGAATTGTTGTTGCGTGCCATTTTACGGCTCCTTTGGTTGTTGTTTCCTGTGGGGTGGTTTCCCCTACATCTAATACTATACAGGGTGTATAGTCCGTATACAAGTTATTACGAGTGAAACTAATCACTTGAGACTGATAGCGTACCCGCCCACCGCATCACCGGTAATCTCACGCGCCACCTCAGCATCAAGAGCATCAACCGTATAGCGGCCACGTACACCAACCAGGGCACTCAGGTTCTCACCGTGCGCCGCTACCACATCAGCTGCGGACACGGTAGCATCCCATCGCCCGTATGAGCGTGAAATGATTTTGCCTAGCCGCGTGGTGTGCCCTACGGCCTTAGGCGTGTACACCATTGTGCGGTAGCCCGCGAATTTCCCTTCACCCGGGCGGGTGCGGTTCACGCCATCGCTCCATAGCTCGGTGATGACAATGTATGCGGCTGCGGGTTTCATTCTGGTTGTCTCCATCTTTTTGTGTTTTGGCTCTCGGGGGTACCCCCTCACTCAATACTATACGCACCGTATAGAATTGGTTCAAGCCAAAACCGGGAGAAAAACGAAGCAAAAACGTGAATAAACCGTGACTAGGCACCCGAGCGCAAAGAAAAACCCCGGGATTCCGGGGTTTATATAGATATTTCCTACATATCTAGTGGGGCTATTCACTGGGATTCACTGGGATTCACGGCAACCCCCTTAAGCTCAGCTATCAAGCGGTCAACCGGGTCATTTTGCCCCTCCGGCAATTCACTAGAATGCATTTTGTTTTCCGTGAGTTTCTCGTGACCTCCCGATTTACCGCCTAATTTTTCAAGCGCTCCACCATAGATAGCCATAGTCCTCCTGGCCACATAAATTTGCGTCGTGGATGCAGAGGCGTGCCCGAGCTGCGCCTGCGCCGCCTCTATCCCTAGCTCACGCTCAAGGGTCGTTGCTACCGTCCTGCGGAAAGTGTGCGGGGTAACCCATGCGAAGCGGCCGGGTAGCATCTCGTGCAGCCGCTTAGTAGGCGTGCCTAGGCTGATCATGCCGCCGTCGCGGTTCTCAAAAATGTAGTCCCCCGCTTTGGGCTTGAATCGGCGCGCCCGCGCATCCAGGGCGTCGGCGCACCAGGACGGCAGGTGCACTACCCGCTCGGCGCCTGTCTTGGTCTTGTCCTGCCATACCGGCGTGCCGCCTACCATGATCGCGGTGGCGTGCACGTGTAGGGTGCGCTGCGCCCGGTCATAGTCTGCCCATTTGAGGGCGACGCATTCGCCGATGCGTAGGCCGGTGCCAGCTAGTACGCGCACCATGTCGGGGAACCAGAAATGCGCCCGGCCGGAGCCGGTGATGTTGGGTGCTGAGGCGGCATCTACAATGTCGATAATCTCCCTGACTTCGGCCGGGGCTAGGGCGCGCGACTTTTTCCGTGGGGTGTGCGGCACACGGGTAGCGGCGGCCGTATTGTACGGTATGGTTCCTGATCGCACGGCCTCTTGCATGATTAGGTTTAGGACTGTCCGGACTGTTTTAGCGGCCCATACGCCACCGATAGTAATTCTTTTGCCGTTGATGCTTGTTACCCGTCTGGGTTTAGCTGCCGCAGTTATGATGCGGTCGAGCGTGGGCACGGTGCATTCGATTAGCTGCAGGTCTCTCCATTCGGTGAGATGAAGCCGTACCATCTGTTCACGCTGTTTAACAGTGTTGTGAGATTTCCCGGCTGTGTATGTGTCGCGCCAGACGTCGATTGCGTCGCCTAGTGTCTGGGGCGCGGTTGGGCCGCTAGCGTGTGCCGCGATTTTTGCCTGTAGTTTGGTGTGTGCCCCGGCTCGGGTTGGCGCTTGTGCGGTAATGTCGCGGCGCTTTCCGGTGACATCCCGCATGGTGGCGCGGGCTACCCACGCCCCGCCTTTCGTCTTTCGCACCGTGATTTGGCCGTGTGATCCTATGGGCAGGGGTGGGCGCGCCATATGGTGTTACTCCTCGCTCTCTTGTTCCTCTATACGGCCGCGTAGGCGGCGGTGAGTGTTTCCCACGGGTCTACCTCGCGTTTTTCAGTGAGGCGGCGAAAGACTTCGGCCCCTAGCGCACTGTCTGTTGCGTGGGTGAGGTCGGGCGCGGGCGCGGCCCGCAGTTCCGCTACCTCGGCGGGGGTGATCGAACCGTTGGCCTTGAGCATTTCTAGCAGGTCAAGGTCGGTTGCCCGGTGGATAGCTACCATGTCGTCGATGGTGAAGGGCTGATCGCCGCGCATGCGCCGGTAGAGGGAGTTGTACTCTAGCCCTGTTTCCCTGGATAGGGCGGTTACGGACAGTCCAAGTTTTTGTTTTATGTAGTTTCCTAGGCTCATGCAATTAACTTTACACCTTCTGTTTAAGTTTTTACTGGTTGTGAAAAATTTTTTGGCCGTTTTTACCCCGCAAACATGCGAAATTCACAAAATTTTGTGAATAATCGCCAAAAAATTGGCATTTTCTACAAAAATTTTGGTGTATGCTGGTTACACAGCCACCCGGCAACGGGAGAACGAAAGTGAATCAGAGGTAACAACAGTGATTGAGATTCTGAACCCCGATGTTCTCAGGATGGCTAAAGCAAACCTGGGAATAGACACCAATTCAGACTTGGCAAACTTCCTCGGCGTATCAGTGAACACACTAGCGAACTGGCGCAACGGTGTAGGGCGAGGCCCGAGCATCGGGCACCTAGCGAGACTGCACCGGGCAACCGGGCTAGAGCTTAGCGACATGGTAACCACCCGAGAGAAGACGAAAGCAGCATAGACAGCTGCAGAAGCAACAGAGACTTTAGAGCCGCCAGGGGGCACCCAGTGACAGAGGGGAAATTCTGGTTAGGGCTAGCTGATTGATAACCGTATAGAGAGTGACGCGGGGCGTGTGAAAACCCATCCCCCTAGTATCCGTTGAGTTCGATAATCCCGCCCGCGTCACTGATTAGCCCGCACATGGTTGGCCGCGCACTAGGGGCATATGTATGCGGCACCGGTGGTTCGATTCCACCGGCGGGCACGACACAACCACCCCGGTTGTGTACGGGCATAAAAGTGTCGCCGCCCGGTAGGAAAGCCGGGCGGCGACGTTTGAGCCTAGTTATTCAAATCTAATGGAGTAACTATGAATAGTTTAACAAACATTGAGTTAGAAGGACTCTACACCCCAAAGGAAACAGCCGAATTTTTATGTGTTTCTCCCCGCACTTTAGCCAATTGGCGGGCGGCCCGCAAAAACCTTGATTTCGTGCGGGTAGGCGGCACTGAAATAGGCGGCATTGTTCGCGGCTGCTCGGTCTTCTATGAGGGCGCGGAGATACGCCGTTACATGGAAAAGAATTACGGTTTGGTGGCCAAGTATGCGTGAACCGAACCTGCAACCGCACTGGTGCGGCCGGTGCCTACGCTCCGAGTGTTACGGCGAATGCGCAGAAATAGACTGGCTCGCCCGCTATGACGAGGCGCGCGACGACGAATTTACCTTCTAAACAACCTATAAGGGGAACAGCAACATGAGTAAGGACATGATTTTTTTAGCCGCGGCTGCCGTGTTTACCGGCGCATGCGCGGTGGGCCTCTACGCGGGTATCGCGGGCGGCCTGGAAGCGGGGAACGGGGCCGGTATGGGCTTCGCGGTCGGGGCCGTGGCTATCGCACTAATTATTGGACGCATGGGAGGCGATAAGTGATGAAATGCTCAACGTTGATGCGGAGGGGGCGGCGTAACGCCCCGCAGCCGGGTACAGCCGAGTGGCGGACGCTTCTCACGGCGTCCAAGATACCGGCCGTCATGGGCACGTCCCCCTGGTCTTCGCGGTTCACCCTGTGGCATGAGATGGCGGGCACGTTCACGCCGGAGCCTATTAACCCGGCGGTTTTGGAGCGCGGGCATATTCTAGAGCCTGCGGTCGCGGCCTGGTTCCAGGCGCAACATCCTGAGTGGGTGGTTCGTGAGTGCGGGGGCCGCTGGTGGGAGGCGCATAGCTTTTTCGCGGCGACACCGGACAGGATCATAGCGGACGGCCCCGGCTCCGGCGCTAACGTTATCGGGTTGCTGGAGATTAAAACAGCGGCCCGGTCTGACGGCTGGGGCGCGGCTGGCACGGCTGAGATACCGGCCGGGTACTACGATCAGGTTCAGTTTCAGTTGGCGTGCACGGGCGTGCAGGTAGCGTATGTGGCTGTGCTGCTTGGGGGCCTTGAGTTCCGCGAGTATGTGGTGCCGCGTGATGATGCGCGCATTGGTGAGCTGGTTGCGGCGGGCACCGATTTCATGGATTCCCTGCACGCAGAAGAGGTGCCGGACTTCCGCCTAGAAGCCGGTGATTTTGATGTTTACGAGACGATGCGGGCGATTCACCCGGAGATTGAAGACGAATCGGTGGAGCTTTCACCGGCGGCCGCTAATGCCGCCGCACGGCATGTACGCCTATCGGCCCTAGCGAAGCTCGCCGAGACGCGGGCTAAGACCCTCGTAGCGGGCGATATGGAGATGGCGCGCACGGGCACGTTCTGCGGGTCGGTCGTTGCTAAGCGCATGGCGCGCGGGCAGGGCCGCCCCTATGTTTCGTTCACGAAGCCTAAGAAAACACACTAAAAAGTAGAAGGGGAACAACAACATGAGTAAGAATCTTGAGCTACTGCGGCAGTTCGATCAGTCGCTAGTGCGGCCGCAGAAGCCGCTGCTGGTTTCTAGCCTCCCCTCGCATATGCGGGATATGGGGGATGACTGGATGCGCGGTGTACTAGCGACGGTGAAGGCTGATCCTAAGCTGATGCAGGCGGCGATGAACAACGGTGAGGCGTTCATTTCGGCGATTCAGAAGGCGGCTAGCCTGGGCCTTGCGCCGGGCACGGACGAGTTCTACCTAGTGCCGTATGGGAAGCAGATTAACGCGGTGACGGGGTATAAGGGCTTGATTGAGCTGATTTACCGTGCGGGCCGCGTGGATGACATCGTGTGCTATGTGGTGCACGCTAACGATAAGTGGGCGTACACCTATGGGGTGGATGAAGAGCCGAAATTCCAGCCCGCGCCGGACGATCAGCGGGGTGAACGGCTTTTCGCTGTAGCCTATGCGCGCCTCAAGAACGGGCGCATCTCGAACGTAGCCAGGGCGGGTAAAGACCGTATCCAGGCGGCTATGCGGGCCTCGGGCAACCCGAATACTGATAGGCCCTCTCCGGTGTGGGAGAAGCACCCCGAGGCTATGTGGCGCAAGACAGCGCTTCGTGAGCTGGCTACATGGGTTGATACGTCGGTTGAGGAGTGCCGCCCGGAGAAGCTTACGGCGATTGCTGAGCGGCGGCAGGCTGCGGTTGAGGTGATGGACGCGGAGACGCGGCGGCTTGAGGCTGAGAACAGGGCTATGGAGCTGAAGCTGCGGCTTGCTGAGTTGGAGGCTACCCGTGGCGATCGCGTGGATATTTCCACGGGTGAACTTGTTGGATGATGCGCCGGTAATCGCACTTTCGGGGTGTGTTTGTGAATGCGGACACACTCCGAAAGTATTGCGTATCACACTTTAAAAGATGGATTTAAAATGTCTTTTTTGCATATTGCTGAGGTGCAAAAGCTTGATGGCCTTTCAATGAAAGATAAATTTACGCTTTTCATGCTCGCCTCATACGCGGACGAGGCCGGTTCTTGTTTCCCGTCGCTTAGCACGCTGGCTAAGAACATGGGGTGTTCGCGGCGGACGGTAGCCTACGCGATTGAATCGCTACAGGATAAGGGCTACATACAGGTTATTAGCCGTTTCAATGAGAAAGGTAAGCAAACTACATCAAGGTATGTTCTTACGCTAGATAGTGGGGGTGTAAAATCTGCATCCCTAGGGGTGCAAAATCTGCAGGGGGAGGGTGCAAAATCTGCATCCCTAGGGGTGCAAAATTTGCACACAAAGTTAACCAACCAACTTAACCTACCAAATGAATCACTCCCCCCTACCCCCCACGCCGCCGTTGCGGTGACGGCCGCCACAGCGGGGGCCGCCGCTAGCGCGGCTGAGAATGACCCGCCGGAAAAACCTCATTTCGAGGACGTGGAGCTACCCCTCAACGAACTGCAACCGGCGGTGACACCCGAAAAGCGGCACGAACAGCCCGCTACGGCCCCGCAGAGCGATTTTCAAGCGTTCTGGGCACTGTTCCCCAAACGCAGGGATAAACGGGCCGCAGAACGCGCCTGGCGGGCCGCGATCAAAAACGGGGCCAACCCCGCCGACATCATCGCCGGGGCCGAACGCTACGCCGCAGAGCGGAAAAACCAAGACGCCCGCTACACCAAATACCCCGCGACATGGCTAAACGCCGGGGCATGGGAAGACGAACCAGACCCGCAGCCGCAGGCATCCGAGATGATGCAGGCACTCAAGGCCATGACCTCAACGCCCGGCTTCGGCGCGGCACCCGATCCGTTCATGCCGCCTGCGGGCACGGCGCTACCCCCCGGGGGTGCCCGATGAACACGGACGAGACACGGAAGATGCTAGAGGTTGCGGCGCAGCTTTTCCCGACGCTCAAGACGCCGACGGACGAGATGGCGGCCGCGTGGGCGATGGTGCTAGCTGATGTTCCCGCCGATTATGCGGGGGAGATTATCACCCGGTGTGCGAAAAGCAGTGATTTTCTGAGTCTTCGGCTTATCACGGAGACGTGGGAGGGCATGTACCAGGAGGTGGATAGGGCGTTGCGTGGTGTGCCGCGTATGCGGCGGACTCATGCGGCGGCTGTTGCCTCGGGTGATCTTGAGCTTGCGGGCCGTATTGCGGGGGCGCATAACCGCGCTATTGCCCGTGTACCGGCGCCTGTGGCCGCGTCGCGGGGTTTTGAGCCGTTGGAGGCTCAATTACCCGCGCCGGTTGAGAAATCGGCTGTGCGGGCCGCTGGTGGCCGCGTGGCGTCTATCGCTTCGACGCTGGGGGCTATGCCCGAGTAGCGCATATCACTGCCGCCCGGCTCGAACAATTAGCTATACACCCTGTATAGTTTTTATTGGCGGGGCAACCCACCAAAAACCAAGGAGAACACAATGAAAAAATCACTCAAAGCTCTACGCACAATCGCCATAGGATGGGCCATAGCCGCCGTCGCGGTAGCCATCATCTGGGCGGCAGCCACCGCATCATTCGGCGCCCTAGCCCTCCGCACAAGCGACACCGGGCTACTCGCCTTCACCCTCGCCGCCGCCGTACTATTCCTCCCCATCACCTCAGCCGACTAGGAGAAACCTACATGAAAATCAACTACACGCTAGTAGCACCAAACGCCAAGCCGCTCACGAAAGCGCACCCCGAAGACGCCGGTTACGATTTGCGCGCACGCACCACACAGACAATCCAGCCCGGCGAGCGTACCCTGATCGGCACCGGTGTAGCCGTGAAATTCCCCGCCGGGACGGTAGGAATGGTGCACTCCCGCTCCGGCCTCGCCCTAAAAGGCATCGCCGTAGCAAACGCCCCCGGGGTAGTAGATGCGGGATTCACCGGCGAAATCGGCGTAATCCTAGAAAACCGCAGCAAAACACCGTATGTGGCGCATGAGGGCGACCGCATCGCGCAGCTAGTGCCGCTAGAACTAGCGCCCCTGGAATTACAGGCCGTGCCCCGCGAAAAATTCGACACCGATACGGCGCGCGGCGCAAACGGATTCGGATCAACAGGCAAATAAAAACACGCAAAAGAAATGCGCATCACACCCGTGCCGCGCATTTCTGAAAGGAAAAACAGAATGGCAGATGTAACCATTCACGGGAATATCGGCAGCGAACCCGAACTGCGGTTCACCGGCGGCGGCGACCCCGTACTAAATTTCTCACTAGCTGAGAACCACAACCGGAAAAACCAGCAAACCGGGCAATGGGAAACCGTAGGCACCACCTGGCGCAAAGTCACCGTGTGGGCGCGCAACGGGCTAGACCCGCAACACCTGAGCGGCGTACTCAAGAAAGGCACCCCCGTGATCGTGGCGGGGCCGGAGCAGAACCGTGAGTATACGACCCGGGACGGGGCGCGCGGCTACTCCCTAGAGGTCACGGCCCGGCTGCTAGGGTTAATCCCCTACGCGCCGAAGAACAACGCCCCGCAGGCCCCGCAGGCCCCGCAGGGCGGGTACCAGCAGCAACAGCAGCGGCCGCCGCAGCAGGGGCCGGTGAACCAGAAGCTGCCCGAGAACCAGGGCGGCGACCCGTGGGGGCAGCAGGCCGGGGGTAATTACGACTGGGGCGCCTCAGCAGAGGGCGAACCGCCGTTCTAAAAACAAATCATAGTGTGTGCCCCGGTTCACGCCGGGGCACATGCGAAACAAAAGAAAGAAAGCAATGGCGCAAAAACCCGGGCTAGTATTCACAATCCCGCTAGGTGATAAAAAATTTCTCACCAGCAACGAAGTAAACCGGGCCGGACACTGGGCGCGGGCAAAAAACACGCGGGCATGGCGAGACGAAACAGTAAAACAAATCCGTGAGGGAATCCCAAAATCACGCATAAACTATTTCGCCAAAATCGACATGATAATTCACAAACCCACGGCCCGCCGCTACGACCCAGGGAATTTGTACCCGGTGGCTAAGGCAATCGTGGACGGCATCGTACTATCCGGGCTGCTCGAAGATGATGATTACACACATGTGGACGGGCCGCACCTGCACCACGGCGAACCGGATAAAGACCGCCCCGGGGTGATGGTGATAATACGCCCGATCAGTAAGGACGATTCAATAGTGGACGTATCAAAACTACTATCTCTAAAAGGCAATGCGGATAACGCCCTAATCGAATTAGAGAAATCAAAAGAAATACTGGATGAAGAAATATCGTATGCGCAAGAAAAATCGCAATGGGCATTCAGTGAACCGGTAATCGACGGAATAAATGAGGGCGTGGACGCCGCAAAAAATGCCCTCAAAAAAATAATCGAAACCGTGGAAGAAATCGACGCGGAAAACTACGCGCAAATCAAGGGGAACCAATGAAACCGGAAATATACAAATTCAACAGCGAACCCATTCGGGTTTTCATGATCGACGGTGAGCCGTGGTTTGTGCTGCGGGATATATGCGAGCTGCTAGACCTAACCACCCCCGCCCGGGTAGCCGAACGCCTCAACCAGAAGGGGGTGAGTAAAACTCACACCCCCACCCGAGGCGGGACACAGCCGGTCACGATCATCAACGAACCAAACCTTTACCGCGTAGTGTTGCGGTCTAACAGCCCGGCGGCCGCACCATTCGAGGCGTGGGTGACAGAGCAGGTGCTACCGGCCATCCGCAAGACCGGAGCCTACGGGGCACCCGCCCTACCAGGCAACTACCTTGAGGCGCTAGAGGCGCTAGTAGCCTCCGAAAAAGAAAAGCTCGCGCTCACCGCTAAAGTCGAAGAGCAGGCGCCGAAAGTAGGCGCATACGACGGCTTCCTGGGGGCTGATGGCGATTACAGCGTGGGGGAGGCCGCTAAGCTTCTCTCCCGCGCCGGGGTACCCACGGGGCAGACGCGGCTCTTCGCTTACCTCGAAGAATGCGGGTGGGTTTTCCGGCGCTCCGGCCGCCGCCACCCGTACCAGCAGGCCATTGACCGGGGCCTGCTAGCCACCCGCGCCACACACTACACCGACATCACCGGTGAGCGAGTGAACGGTGCCCCGCAGATACGGGTAACCGCGCAAGGGATCGAGAAGCTGCGCGCAATGATGCAGAAGCCAGTGCTGACGCTAGCCGCATAGAAAGAACCAAGGGAGATAACAATGAGCAATTTCACTACACTGCTGGATGATTTAGAGAAAAACATCAGCACCATGCTAGACATGATCCCCGACACCGGGCACACCTTCGATGCGGGCAATTACCGGCCGTCCAAGGCTGCCCTGCAGCACGACTCAAAATGCATAATCCTAGCCCTTGAGGCCGCCTACTCTAAAGCCTCTGAGGGGGTGGCAGCTCATGGCTAGCCACAGCACGCGGGTTGTACCCATTGCACAAGAGGGCTGGGTGTGGAAATGCAGCGTGTGCCATTGGGACGATGGGTGCCGCTACACGCTCCCGCTCTATGAGACGTGGGAGAAAGCGCGTGAGCACGGGCTGACGCATGAGTACACGCGCAACGCGGGGGGTGTGCGCCAATGATCGAGGTTGTCGCTAGTGGCCCTACCCGCGTAGTGGAATCCTACCTGAACCGGGAGGGGCTGACGCTCATATGCCCCCGCTGCCAGTCAGAGCAGTATCTTTGGCGTGTGAGTGAGGGGACGGCTCGGGCGGCCCTGGATTATCATTTGCGGGTATGTACGCCGGTGTGGGAGCTACCCAGGGTTGGTGATGGAGTTCACTCCGTTTCGGCTTGCACGTAAACTATACGGGGCGTATAGTATTAGATGTAGGGCAAACAGCCCACCGAACCGGAACCACCGGGGGAAACAACAACAACTAAGGAGCCGAGAATGGCACGCACCTATTCAACCCTGAGCGAAGCAGTAACCCGCGAAATCGTAGAACCAATCGAAGCAGGCGACGTACAAGACGCCTACGCCGCATACGACATCGACGCAATCGCCGATAAGGTACTCTGCGACCATGAAGACGGGTACATGCTCAAAGTCGAAGAACCCGACTTCTGGCGCATCGTGGAAGAAAACGCGATCTAGCCACTAAATAAAAAGAACCCCGGCTGGGCGAAAAACCCAGCCGGGGGACACAAAAAGGAAACACCAAATTAAACCCAACATAGGGGACAGAACAATGAAATTACAAAATCCTCAGCTCAAAGGCGGGCACTACGCCCCCATCCTCGGCATCAGCCCGGACATGATCGTAACCCCTCTGCCGTTCTGGCTCGGGTCGGCCCTCAAATATGTGTGGCGCGCACCCCGTAAGAACGGCGGCGAAGACTTCCTGAAAGCCGCCGACTGCCTACGCCGGTACGCTAACCAGCTAGTCAATGGTGTACCCCAGGAACTCCCATACTGGGGCGCAGTTTCTAAATCGGAAACTCTACAGGAAAAACTAAGCAACCATTCAAGCGTTCACGCATTAGCGGTGAACTCAGTCCTATCAATAGTCCTGTGGGGAAGCAGTAAAAGCTTCATCCATGAATTGCACGAGAAGGAAGAAGGTAGCAAAGAAAAAGCTTTCATCGCAGGCGCTAGCTACGTTCTCCGCCTCCATAGTCGAGCGAAAATGCTGGAATGCTGGGCGCAAAAAATAGGTGATGAAGACCAAAAAACTATCTGGGAGCTGGTGAATCAGAAATGAGGAAGCCACAGAACGGGGGTAGGTGCATAGGCTGCGGGTGCCCTCACGGCCAATACCAGGCCGGGTGCCTCAACTGCAGCAAACGCAAAAGCGCCGCGAAATACTCCCGCGAAAGGTACATGCGGAAAAAGAAGGGGCTGCGCGCTAAGACAGGGCCGAAGCCTAAAAAGGCGGCCTTGACGGCCGAGCAGGCGGCCGAAGCCTACGGGCTGAACTACTTCATCGCGCGCCGCCGTGAACGGCTAGGGCAGGCGGTGAATGCATGACACGGAAACTTTTCACGCCGCAGCGGCGGAGCATCATCCCCTACCCCGGGGCGCTCACACCGCAGCTCAGCATGTGGCCGAGAGTAGACGAGCGTCTACCGGACACGCTGCACATGCCGCAATTTCACTACGCGACGCGGCGGGGCCTGGTTGTATCGTGTCTGCACTGCGGGCGGCTGGTAGTGGTGCATGACAGGATGGGCCGGGAGCACCGGCTGAACTCAAACGAAATATGGGAAACCACCTCAACAAAGGGAGAAACAGAATGCTAGACCCAGACGCGAACCCAGACGACTACCCGTGCCCCGATTTGATCCGCGAATACCTAGGGGCGCAATACATCCTAGAGGAAGCGAAGAAATCCAAGCGCCAATCGAAGCTAAATATAAAAATCAATAAGGCGGTGATACGCAGGGCGAAAAAAGATATAGAACGCGCAAAGAACTGGCTGCATGCCTATGAAAACGCGATAGTCCTGGCCGGGCTAGACGAACCGGTAACCAAATAGTAAACAGTAGACCCCGGGGAGCATACCCCGGGGTCTTCCCTATCACTCAGCAAGGGAAACAGCTCATGAAAACACTCACTCAAGCAATACGCGCACTATGCGACGGCGCACCCATCACACTACCCGGCGGGGAGCGGATCACGGAAATGCCGCTGCTAGATCAGCTGGCAGACGCGAAAACAGCCCGCCGGTGGGGAGGCGCCGGAGGCGGCGGCGCATCATCACCCATCAACCTAGACGCCGCGCAGATAGAGCAGGACATCGACGCCGAGGTGAACCGGGCATGCTCACACCATATGCGGGCGGCCGATAGGAAAACACGGGTGAAATACTGGGCGGCGAACACGCCCGGGCTGCACGCCCTAGCCGAGGCCCTGGAATGGTGCGACCGGATACGGGCACTCAGTCACATCAAAGTACCGTTAGAGGGTGTATGCCCAATGTGCGGGGCTGAGCAGGTGTATAGGCATAACAGTGAGGGGGAGCGGGTCGTTACCCCCGCGCTCACTATCACACTGGACGGGCCGCGCCTCACCATCGCCTGCGGTGCCGACGGGTGCGGGCACACCGCGCACGGAATCACCGGGCTAGAAAATTTGAACAGCGAAACAAAAACTGCTATCATGTCCCTAGCAGGCACAACTGTACCCTAGGCACGGGTACACCAGGCGCACACTAACCCGGGAGCACCCGGGCATTTTTTTACACCAAAACAGGCCCCGCACACAACACGTGTGCGGGGCCAAACCAATTTAAAGACCATGAGCGACACAACACTATTCGACATCCTCCGGGCATTCCAGATGCGCGACACCAGCGACGACGCGGAAATACGCGCTCTCACCGACCGGGACATAACGCGGGCTATAGAGCGCCACCACGCCCGCCAAACCCAACGCAGACCCAGAAACAAACCCGCACCCGCATACAGAGACCCGACCGGAGAGGCAGCATGCGCACGCACAAACTCAAAATCCAGGAAATCCCGCTCAAAAACATTGCGCTTTTAGCGGGCAACCCGCGCCGAGGCAACATCGACGCCGTAGCCGAATCAATGGAGACCAACGGCGTTTACCAGCCGGTCATCATCAACCGGGGCACGCACACCGGCCGCGAGATGGAGGTTATAGCCGGTAACCACCGGGTGCAAGCCGCGCAGAAGCTCGGGCTAGAATCCATCCCCGCTATCGTCCTAGACATCACCGATAGCGAGGCTAAACGCATCGCCCTAGCCGATAACCGCACAAGCGACCTCGCAGAATATGACGCGCAGGCGCTCCTTGACATGCTAGATGATCTGGACGACCTCGTAGGCACCGGGTATGACCTGGATGATTTGGACGAGCTGCGGGCCGATCTAGAAGAAATCGCCGAAGAGATAGAGCCGGAGAAAGACGCGGAGGGCGGTAGCCTTGAAGAGCAGTTCGGTACCCCCCCCTTAACCACCCTATCGGCGCGCGGCGGGGCATGGCAGGCCCGTAAAAAGGCGTGGGCAGCCAGTGGCATAGAATCCGTCGCAGGCCGCTCAGAGGGCCTTCTAAGCGACGCCCCGCACTACCGGTACACAAACTTCATGGAGGTAAAAAACCTCGCTGAGAAGGCCACCGGTAAGAAACTCACCACACAGGAAATCCTAGATAGCGAGTTCGCCGAAAAACTAAACGAGGTAGACGGCGGCACATCAACATTTGACGCCGCACTATGCGAAATCCTCTACCGCTGGTTCTCCCGCGGAGGCGACGAAATCACCGACCCCTGGGCCGGTGGATCAGTGCGCGGCATCGTAGCCTCAGCAATGGGCCGCCACTACACGGGGCATGAGCTGCGGCAGGAGCAGGTAGACGAGAACCGCGCCCAGGTGGAAGAATCACGCGGCAACTATGACGGGTGGGCGGGCGACCCCACCTATGTTGTGGGCGACTCACGGAAAACGCTAGCAGCCCGCGCGGCCAGCTCCGCCGACATGGTTATAGGGTGCCCACCCTACTACGATCTAGAGGTGTACAGTGATTTGGCGGAAGACCTTTCTACCATGTCACCCGCAGAGTTTGACGCATCAATGGTGAAAACCATGCGTGAGGTCGCCCGCGTACTCCGGCAAGACCGGTTCGCCGTTTTCATCGTCGGTAACGTCCGCAACAAGCAAGGTGAGCTGCTATCAATGCACCGGTGCATGCTGAACGCTGCAGAGGCCGCCGGGCTAACCTACACGCAGGACGCGATACTGCTAACGGCGGTTGGTACGGCCGCGCTCCGCTCACCCCACCAATTCAAACAAACCCGTGTGCTAGCCCGCACGCACCAGGAAATCCTTGTGTTCGTGAAGGGTGACCGGAAAAAAGCCGCTAAGCGCCTCGGCGACGTAGACGTATCTATAGATCTACAGGAGGCAGTGGCAGAGATGGAGAGGGAGAATGCCGCAGCAGCAGGAGAAGCCGCGTAGGCGCTGCAAAGCCCGTAACCGGCGCGGGGGCCAATGCAAACGCTACCCGATACCCGGCGGTACCGTCTGCAAAATGCACGGCGGGGCCGCGCCGCAGGTCAAACGCAAAGCCGCTCTGCGGCTCCAAGAGCTGGTAGACCCGGCCTTGAAAGTGCTCGCCCGCGAAATGGTGAGTGCCGAAAAATCAAGCGACAGGCTGCGCGCCGTCGAAAATGTCCTGGATAGGGCCGGTATAACCAGGAAGCAGGATCAGGTGGACGAGACGACGGCGCAGGAGATGCTGATATCTAAGCTGCAGCAGATGACCGGACAATAAAAACACGGGGGGCGGGTGGGGTGTATGGACTTCCTGAAAATGGTGGCCGCCTACCCGCCCGAGATGGTAGCGGAGGCCGTAGCCTCACTACCCGATCACGTGGCGCAGAAGCTCCTAGAATCCATCACCACCGCATCCGGTAAACCCGCATACGGCACGCCCGGGGAGCTGGCGGCCGCACTAGACGAAAGGACAGTGCAGACACCGGCGCTAGACCTGATCGACCAGAAGCTAGTGAAGGCGTTCAACACACCGGATTCGCGGCTAATCATCAGCATGCCCCCGCAGGAGGGTAAATCGCAGCGCGCCTCCCGCCGGTTCGTTGAGTGGGTGCTCACGCAGAGGCCGGACACGCGGGTAATCATCGCCTCCTACCAGCAGGAGATAGCCACGGAGTGGGGCGGGGTTATTCGTGACGACATCCGCGATAACGCGGCGAAACTAGGCATACGTGTGCGCCCCGGTTCATCCTCAAAGCAGTTCTGGAAGCTGGACGGGCACGAGGGGAGCGTGTTCTGCGCGGGCGTAGGCGGCGCAATGACCGGTAAACCGGCCGACCTGCTGATTATCGACGACCCGGTGCGCGGTCACAAAGATGCCTCCTCACCCACCATTCAAAAGGATCAATGGAACTGGTGGACGGGCACCGCCGCCGCGCGTCTCGCCCCCGGCGCCCCCGTGATTCTAATCCTCACCCGGTGGCACGATAACGACCTGGCGGGGATGCTCATGCGGGAAAACCCCGGCGAATGGGAGTTCTTGCGTATCCCAGCGCAGGCAGACCATAAGCCGGAGGCCGGGGAGGAAGACCCGCTAGGGCGGGAACCCGGCGAGTTCATGGTGTCCGCGCGCGGCCGCACACAAAAGAACTGGGAGAAACGCAAGCGGGAGGCGGGGCCGAAATCATGGGCCGCCCTATACCAGGGCACGCCATCACCCGACGAAGGCGGTATCTTCCCCGGTACGTGGGCGCGCTACAGCAACCCCATCTGGGTTGAACAGCCTACCGGTGAGCGGGTAATCCACGGCATCGGCCCAGAGGACGAAATCATTCAATCCTGGGATCTGGCTTTTAAGGGCACCGACCAATCCGATTACGTGGTGGGCCAAGTCTGGCTGCGCAGGGGTCCCCGCTGCTTCCTGCTGGATATGCGGCGTGAGCGGCTTACATTCATGGAGACGCTAGACGCGATCAAGGCAATGTCCGCGAAATGGCCGCAGGCCGTAGCGAAATTCGTTGAGGACAAAGCTAATGGCCCTGCGGTCATCAACTCCCTGCGCGGGAAAGTCGCCGGGATAATCCCAGTCACACCCGACGGCGGTAAAGTCGTCCGCGCTAACGCAGTCTCGCCACTAGCGCACTCCGGCGACATCATCCTGCCCGAGCCGCACCTGCTACCAAATGTTGAAGAGCTGGTTGAGGAAGCGAAGCTTTTCCCGAATGGGAAGCACGACGACGCGGTGGACGCCATGACACAGGCAGTGAACCAGCTCGGCATCAACCCCATCACCGGCGGGGACACGATAGAAGACGCCGAAGAATGGGGTGAGGACGGGTACAGCATCGGATTCTACTAAAAGAAAGGGGTGGCTATGGGCCGCCTGCAAAGCATCATCGAATCGGCGCGCGAGACCATTACGGGCGCGTTCAACGGCCCGGCCCGTGAGCTAGAGGCCGCCACCGCGCAGCTGCGTGAATCATTCTCCACGATTGAAGGGATGATGGCGGACGACGCCGGGTGGCGGCGGCTCACCACCATAGGCAGCGAGGAGTTCACCCTAGCCGGTGTGAAACGCAACAGTGACGTGTGCAGGCTAATGTCCGTGTCCGACCCGCTGGTGAAGCGTGGCGTGCACGTCCGCGCCGGGTACGTTTTCGGCGCCGGTGTGGGCGTTACCGCCACAGCAACCGCAGAAAACAGCAGCCAGGATGTGAACGCCGTCATACAGGCGTTTTGGGATGCGCCCGCAAACCGCCGCGCACTCACAGGCATGCAAGCACAGCACCGGCTAGAACACGCGCAAGCGACCGACGGGAACATCTTCATCGCCCTACGCACCGACCCTAACAGCGGGGCCGTAACCGCCCGCACCATCCCCCTCACCGAAATCACCGGCGTACTCACCAACCCCGAAAACGCAGCAGAGCCACGCTACTATTTGCGCTCCTGGACAGAAAAACTATACGACACCGCAAGCACCCAGACCATCAGCAAAGAAGCCTACTACCCCGCCCTCGGGTGGCGGCCCGTAGCGCAACCCCAGACAATCGGCGGCATCCCCGTAGACTGGACAACACCCATACACCACCAGGCAGACGGATCACCCGACGGCTGGGCATGGGGCGTCCCCGACATCTTCGCCGCCCTCCCCTGGGCACGCGCATACAAAATCTATTTGGAGGACTGGGCGCGGCTCATGCGCGCACTAGCACGCATCAGCCACCGGGTAACAGCGAAAACCAACAAAGCCGCCTCAGAAGCCCGCCGCGCACTACAGCACGCCGCATTATCCCCCACACCCGGGGTAATCGGCACCGTAGACGCCACAGTAGAGGCCATGCCCAAGACCGGGGCGACAATCGACGCAGAATCAGGGAAACCCCTAGCATCAATGGTCGCCGCCGCACTAGGCGTACCCGTCACCATGCTACTAGGCGACCCAGGGCAGACTGGGGCGCGGGCCGTAGCCGAAACCCTAGACCGGCCAATGCTCAACGACCTCATGGCGCGGCAACACCTCTGGCAAGAAACATACAGGGCTATCTTGGGCCACGTCATCGACGCCGCCATAGCCGCCCCGCAAGGCCCACTCAAAGGCACCGTGAAACAGGCCGCCGGGCAATGGGACATCAAACTGCCCGACGGGGTAGAACGCACCCTAGTGTTCCACTTCCCCGACCTCAACGAGCAGACGCTAGCCGAGACAATCGACGCCGTAACCAAAACCTACGGGACAGGGCTAGTACCCTACGAAACCCTAGCGCTAATCACCCTGCGCGCACTAGGAGTACGCGACCCCGACGAAATCATAGCCGGAATGAAAGACCCCACCACAGGAGAGTTCATCCCCGCCGGGGCCAACCTAGCCGACGCGATCATAGCGCAAGCAACACGCGGAGAACGGAGCGACGAATGACCGTGCACATGGCAGCCGCCGAAGCCGCGCAACGCCTCAAAGACCAAACCGAACGCATGCTAGCCCTCCCCGAGACAACGCTAGCCACACAATGGGCCGCAGCATGGGAAACACTAGAGGCAGCATTCGCCGACGCCATCCGGGCGGCACAAGACCCCACCACAGGGGCAGCCCCCGGGTGGCGCATCCTCCAAGCAAACCGCACCCACGAAGCCCTAGCGCACGCCCGCGAAAAACTAGAAGAGCTACTGGCCGAGTACGCGGGCATAACCGCCGACATCACCATCCCCGACGCGATCAACAGCGCACTAGACGCACACGCCAGGATGGTAAAAACCCAGCTACCCCTCACCTACGCCCTCTTCCACACAATCAACACCATCACACCCGAAGAAATCGACTGGATGGTACAGCGTACAACACAGCGCATCACCACCCACACCCTGAGGCTCCCCGAAGAAATCGAAACCAAACTAAAACACGCCCTCATACGCGGCACCGCAACAGGGGTGAACCCAGAAGAAACCGCGCGGCAACTCCTAAAACAAGTAGGCGACGCATTCAAAGGCGGACTACCCCGCGCAACCATGATCGCCCGCACAGAAACCCACGACGCGCAACGCCACGCAACACAACAATGGGAGAGCCGCAACACCGACATCCTAGAAGGCTGGGTATGGGTAGCCGCCCTAGACAAACGCACATGCGCCGCATGCATCGCAATGCACGGAACAACCCACCCCACCACCGAAACCGGCCCAAACGACCACCACCGCGGACGGTGCACCCGCGTCCCAAAGACCAAACCCTGGGCACAACTCGGCATCAACCAAACCGACACCGCACCAAAAATCCAAACCGGCGAAGAATGGTACAGGTCACTAACACCACAAGCGCAAGCCGACATACTAGGCGCGCAACGCGCCCACCTCATCAACACCGGGCAAATCCCATTCACCGCCCTAGCCCAAAGAACCACAAACCCAGGGTGGCGGGACACCATCACCCAGCGCCCACTGAGCGACCTAAAACAGAAAGCCAAAAATGCCTAAAACACTCACCCGCGAATCAGCAGGCGGACAACCAACCAGCGACCTAACCGGCGCAAAAATCGCAATCACCATCATCACCCCCGGCCAAGGCTCAAGCGGATACTACCCGGCCGAAACCATCTCGGGCGCCGCCCACCTCTTCCCCGCCGGGACACACATGTACATCAACCACCAAACCGAAACCGAAGAATGGGAGAGGCCCGAAGGCGACCTCAACCAACTAGCCG